TCTTCCGATCTCATCTTGCATAGACATTTCTAAAGACTCTTTTGCAAACGACGCTCTTGCGGCATTTACGACCGACAGATCTGAGCCCATAACATCTACAAGTCTGACATACCCCTTGTCTAAAACATCGATTTTTTGTAAACTAGATGTCTCCATCTTCTTCATCCTCTAAATCATCCTCTTCTAAATCATTTTCATCAATTGTAAATATCACAAAATTTTCCGCTACACAATCGTTAAAATCCTCACAGGCCCTATATATTATACCAATTTTTTGTATCTCTTCACTACTCGGTTGTGCATCGCAGTCATCAGGCGACATGACACACTGAATAATTTCATTAACATTTGCAAGGGCGTCCATTAGACTTTTTTGGATTAAAATCAACTCTTTAATTGATAATTGACCATCCTCTACATAGTTACTGGATATTTGCTTTAGTTCATCTGAGCTAATTATCTCTGAAAACTTTTTTTCAAATTCGTCCTCATCACTATCTGCCATGTTAAACCTTTACATTTTCTTTGATAAATTTAATTTCGCAAGAATCTGTTGTACAATAACTTTCACCGATGGCATCAGCTGCGAGACCACTATAGATGCCTGTCAAATCTATTGGCAATAAAGCTTTCAAATAGCTATCATATTCTTCTTGAGTTATTTGAGTATACGGCATCTGGGGGTACGTGTGATTTCCCTGAGGTAGGAACGATACTGTCTTTAATTGACCATCATACATGTGCAGCACTGTGCCAATGTGGTCTTTTTCATTCTCTGCGTCAAATGATATCGTCACTGAAACAGAATTGTCTGACCAATATCTTTGAGCTGTGGCTGCAAGAGACATTTTCTCAAAGATGGTAACGTCCTTTTCGCATCTTAACGCTTCTGATTTTATTGGGAAGAAAACTACAGAAGTTGTGTCCGGGGACTCCGATGCTGGTTCAACTGTATAGTTGGCCATTTTAAACAAAGGCAACATCGGATCATCATTGGCAAATCTTATCGCTCGCAAAAAATATTGCCCTCCCGGGGTCCAATGAACGCCTGGAGATTCTCCAGCTAAAATAGAAACAGTGCCAGACGGCTTTACCGTAGTAGTTTTAATCGATTCTCTTATACCAAGCCATTCAGAATAGATATTATCGTATCTTTGCACAGTCTGGTATCCGCTATTAAGCCATTCTCTTAATATTGGCAGTCCTGATCTATCTGCAAAGTTGGCAACACCAGAAACAGATGTGCCTATTCGTCTATTTCTTTGCATTATTGCATTTGTTTCCTCCCAGTGCGTAGGGAGTAGGGTTACAGTCTTGGCGTACAGATACGCAAATTTTAGAGTTCTCTTAAAATCTTCCAATGAATCATGTCTGTTTAAATATGTTTCAACTAGCGTACAGCATTCGTAAGACTCCAACGACTGTTCGGCGCAGGGATTGTATCCTGCTACTCGCCAGTCTTTATTGTTTGGGGCGTCCGCTAGTCGGCCATATTTTCTTGACATATCCATCCATATAACACCAGGCTCACCATTTCTTGCTATACCATCAACAATGTTGGACAAGTCTACGCCTACTGATGTTTCCACAGAATTATTTGACATCCATCCCCACCCGGGTGAATCTGGGTTATAGGAGTTTCTTTCTGGAAACTTCTGTATATTTTTTAGATTTAAAAAGTCTTGATCATCTAAACGACCTATTAAAAGTTCAGCTGATCTTCTAACATTTCCAGAGACAACGCAAACCCCAATAGTATTGCCCAGATCTGCTATATCAACTCTGGTTAACTTTTCTCCACCCCTATTATCAAACATATTTCTAATATGATTATGCAGCTTTATAAGTGGGTCCGCGCCAGCGGCAGTGCCGCCAAATGTTTTAATTGGTGTACCAGCTGGTCGAATTAAAGAATAGTCAAATTCAATAGGATTTTGATCTGGTTTAAGATATGAATTTATCAAGGATACAACAGAATTTACCCACCCTTCTCTACTGTCCTCTATAGTTTCTAGTAGAATGGATTTGCTGGGCTGGTATATCTGAAAATCTTTATCTGCCCCCTTATCATCAAAGCCAACTCCAACACCTAACATTGAGGCTTCCATTAAAAATCCAAAAGGCTTAGCTGGATTGATTTTAGTCATCTCAGCTGTGCTAACAAAAGCGCAGTTTTGCAGTGCTGCAGAATTTTTTTGAATCATAACTATTGGGGTGCCCATAACCCATAGACCTCTACCCGGTGGTGTCCACTTTAAGTTAAACAATCTATCAAAGGCCTCTTTGGCGGAGGCTTGTGCCTTTAAGTCATTCCACGGTAATCTATTTCTTTTACAGTGTTCTTTTTGCAAAGAGTACATACCATTTATTACTCTCTCGCATACATCTGCCCATGTTTCTTTTGTCCCGTCAACTTTTAAACGCGAATATGTTCTTAAAAATGTTATTTCCCCTACAGAGTTGCCCGCTGCATCAGCGTATCCAAATGGTGGCTTTTTTTCTTTATAGCCATCTAAGAAATCATCCGTCAAACGAAAAGTGAACATACTAGAAACATCAGACATTTTATACTCCTACCTTTTTGATATATTTATTATTAGTTTTACTTAATTCTGCTTGCTTTATTCTTTTTATTTGATCCATAGAATATATACTATGTATTTGCTTTTCAAAAAAATATCCACTTCTCCAATTGAAAACTTTTTCAATATTGTTTTTATGATTCATGAAGATATTGCAAACAACTGCACCGCCATAAGACTTTACTAGATTTGCAAACTTGTCTCTTACAGATTGGCTATTGGTATTATCAATGTGCTCATTTTCTTCGGCTTTTTGGTACAGCCAATTAAAAGCCTGTCTGGTAATTGGAGAAATATCTATTGGGTCGATAATTCCCATCTTAATGATTTCATTTCTATTATCACTAATTTTAATATCCTCTTTTAGGACAGCCATATACATTGAAAACCAATCCTCTTTATTAAATTGTGTCCAGCCAGTACACCAAAACAAAAGATTAGTTGGCGGACTGGGTATAGCTACTTTTTCTAGCATTGGCAAAAGTGTTGCACAGCTTATCGCCTTTTTGACATGTTCCTTGGCTAGATCTTCGGAACGAAGTTTGTTCATGGAGTTTTTCCATAAAGAAGAAATTGAGTCTTGCCAAGATGTGTCTGCGACGTACAGCTTTAGATACTTCTCTGCAACCGCGAGTGGCAGTGCCTTCTCGTTAACTGCCTTTCTCACTTCTTGTATAGACATTTGTAATCCTAACTAATCTCGCATAAATTAATGTAAACATATATACTAACCGTAATAAACAGACAACCCCGTCAAATTAGACGGGGCCGCTGAAATCACGACCAATCAACAGTGACATTATATCACGTAATTGGTATATTTGAAAGGGTTTAGCTCTTTAGCGTCGCCGCACTTTCTGCGTCTCCAATCTTTGTAGCAACAAAGCCCTTGATAACACTTATGCCCGCAGCAAATGCTGCAGTAGCCGCAGCCTTAAGCTCGTCTATGCCACCAACTGTATATACCGCGACAAAAGCTTGTGCAGCTGTCCAAATAGCTCTTTCTAGAATATCTTTATGTAATTTCGTCATACGACTCCTTTATTAAGAAAAACTTTTTCTAACTAACTTCTCTATAAGAAGATGAAAAGTTAAACCTAACCACGCTCCTGTTAATATTGCTCCTGTAAATGGTTTTTCAGTTAATCTCCAAAAAGATCTTGTTAAAGTTTCAATCTTTTTAGACTTTATAGCGTAAATATCATACGCTATAATTCCTAGAGCTAAGCCACCCCAAGCTATAGATCCACTTTTTTTTGATTCTCGATCTAATACTAGTGGTGAACCAAGAACTCTAGAGAGCTTTTGACGAAGGAACTCCATACCACTCTTGAACCTTTTCTCTACCGTAATCACCGGTTACATTGGCCTGACCATACCCAGATGCAAACACGGTTGCACTAGAGACACCTTTAAATTCAGCTGGTCTAAAAACGCCAAATGTTGCCGGAGCACCAGCAGCCTCGGTTCTTGCTGCGTGACCTGTGTTGGCGAATACGTTAGCGGAATTTACACCATCAAATATGTAATTATTATAGCTATAATCACTGACTCTGTCTGCATGGCCGTACCCGGATGGGAACGCTTTAGCGCCAATTAGGCCCTTGAATTCAAGTGGTCTAAATCTGGCGCCATCGTAGGTTGCTGAACCATCCGCAAATGTTCCCGACAGTGGATGCACGTACAGGGTTGTGCCCACAAAAAGCTGAGAAAGAAAACGATTACCAGGATGGCGACCAGTTCCAGGAATGTGATGATTGTCTGGCGCACCATCTAAAACGTGACTGGTGCTGTAGAGTGGAT